CGACCGTGGTGCAGATATTGGCGAGGCGGTACACCTTGGAACGCTGGTGATTGGCACGCCGGACGTGAAGCCGAAGCCGGTCATAACCAACCCCTTCCCGCAGTCATCGCAGTAACCCCACAAAGCCCCAGCAATGGGGCGCAAACCTGAGCGCCTTGCCACCAGGGCGCTGAGGTTTTCAACCACACACAGGAGATAGACATGGCAATCGAAGGCACAACATTCACCGTCGCAGGCACCAGCGATTACCCAGTGTGCGACTGCTGCGGCAAGACCAACCTTACCCGCGCCGTGATGGTGCGCAACGAGTGCGGTGAAGAGTTCAACGTCGGATGTATCTGCGCATCAAAGGTGCTGCGCCAGATGTACCAGGGCAAGCGCCACAAGCTCAGCCCCGATGCCGTGCTGTCCATCGGCAAGCGCGCCAGCGCATCCGATGCATGGAAGCAGCGCAACGGATGGAGGCCGTCGCGGCTGGTGGCCGCATGATGGAAAAGATTGACCGATTGCTAGCGCAGCTTAAGCCCTGCCCGTGCTGCGCTAGCAAAGACATCTATTGGTCTGAGTGCGCGGGGCGCTTTCTTGTGCATCCTACGGGCGGGGGCGGCCCTGTCTATGGGCGGTGGGTTTGCCGCGAATGCGGGCTGGGGACAACACCATGCCCAGCGTCACGGGCAGAGAACGCGGCAGCGCAATGGAACGTCCGCCTGGACAGCAGGAGCCATTCGAGCGACTACTGGAGGCTCGTCAGAGCTGAGGAATCCATACTTTTGGAAAAGCGTCATGGCGAGCGACCATTCGCAAGTGTCCTAAGTGCGGCAAGAACCGATATTTCGGCAACCCCATAGATTGGGTGTGGTGGTGGGTAATGAGCGAAGGGCTTATGTGCTGGCACTGCTACAGAAGTCGCAAGCGAGATAAATCAGCCTGACAACCACACACAGGAGAGAGACATGCACCCGCAAGATCTTCCGGGCGGCGGTCCCGCATTCCCCACAAAAAATGGGATGCAAACGGGCCACCAAGAATGGCGTTATGAGGGGATGACGTTGCGCGACTACTTTGCAGCAAAGGCGATGCACCAGTTTTTGAGTGGCGCTGTTTTGCCCGTTGGCTTCGATGCCTCCGAGGAGCTTGCGATGTTGGCCTCACGAGCATATGAGATGGCAGACGCAATGCTCGCGGCCCGCACCCAGTAACCCCAACTCCCCGGCAGTGCCGGGCAAACAATTTGTGAGAGTAGGCACAGGGGAAACCCTGCTCATGCAAGCGGCGAGCCTACAGCCGATCTTGCCCTCCACCATGCAGCGCTAACCGCGGCCAACCACCGGCCAGGGACATGGGAACTCAGTGGTGACAGCCGGGAAAGACCGGCCCCTATACCCCACCCCGCAGCAGTGCCGGGGGCCAATCCCACAGCATCGCGGGCCGGTGCTGTGGCATTCAACCAAGGAGATAGAGATGTGCGAATGCAGAGCAGACATTGAAGCGGAGCTGACAAAGCGCCATGTTGAGCAAAACCCCTCGGCCACTGAGCACAGCGCTCACCTGATGGGCTATGGCTTCGGCATCACTGGAGACAACAAGGTGCTTGAGACAATCTCTATGCCTGTCGAGATGCGAAGCACGGTTATCGTGAAAAAGACCGGCATCGCAAAGCGCAAGGTGGACAAGCTGTCCATGTTCTTCTCGTACTGCCCATTCTGCGGTGAGAAGCGCGCCACCAAGTAACCCCCCTCCCCGGCAGTGCCGGGGCCATCAAGCGAAGAACTTGCCTCCCGTCTTATCAACCTTGACGGGCACGATTCGGCAACTGGGGGGTAGGTTCTTCGCTTGATGGTGAATGCGCAGGCTGATGCGCAATGGAGCGCCTGGTTTGCCCCAGGTCGCATACACGAGGCGGCATGTACGCCGTCAGGCTCGGACCAACGAGAAGCAGCCAAGAAGGCCGTAGGCATGCGGTCGGCAACTGGTGATCGCGTCTACCCCCTGACAAGCCGGAGATCAGCACCGGCCACCATCACCCATTACGAGCGAAAGCGGATGTATCTACGGCTCGCCTCTACCGCGCGAGTCCTCTTGATGTGCAGCGAGTAGCTCACCACTTTCAGCCGCGCCGGCAGCTGCCTTTTATTCACAGCCCGCCGAGCGGGCTTTTTCATTGGAGACAGCCATGGACATCATCCCGGAACACATCCGCGAAGAAATCGTGACGGCGGAGCTTGAGCGCTATTCGGAGATGCACACGGACATCGTGCGGAAAGCGATCAACAGCATCCCCGGATATCTGGTGACGCCGACGATGCTTGCCGATTTGTCGGCATGCCTTTCAAAGCTGGCTGGGAACCTTCCAACGGAGCCGCGAGAAGTCGCACAGGGCCATTTCGATGACTGCTTCGACGACATGATGGGGTTCGCATGACAGCAGACGCACTACGACGCATGGCCTGGAGCGTCAAACAGGCCGGCAGAATCAAGCAAGAGACACGCGACAAAGAAGCGCTGGCGTGTTTTGAGTGGCTGGAAAAGGCGGGGGTGACGTACATCGAGTTCGTCAATGGAGAAGGGCTTGACGTTGGGAACCTGAATGGAAATCTGCGATACGCCATCTATCTGGCGAAAAGGGAGAATGAACATGCGTGAAGAGAAGAAGGCAGCGCCTGCCGCTGTGGCGGGGCCGAGCGAATGGCCAACGAACGCAATGATCGAAGCGGGGCGCAAAGCTGCGGAGTCGCACGGGCCACTGCTTGGGAACGGCCAGTCTCTTTGGCACATTTTCAGGGACATGCTCGCAGCAGCACCCCAGCCACCATCAGAGCAGCAAGCAGCCCGCCGCGTGCAGGCGGCAAACGGCAAAGGCTGGGGCGGCAGTGACACTTCAATGATCGATGGCCATGCTGTTTCGTCAGAATCGGATTGCACGCCGCGCATCCACAGCATGAGCCAATACGCCAGCAAGGACGACATGCTCAAGGCGGTGATGGCTGAGAACGAGCAACTAAGGGCGCAGCTTGCAGCAGCGCAGCAGGGTGTGCTGCTAACAAACGAGCAAATCGAGTCAATAGAAAAGCAGGTTTGGGATTTAAACCACTTTGATGAAATTGAGCGCGAAGGGAACCGTAAGTTCGCGCACCTGATCGCAGCAGCCACCCGCGCCGCCACGCAGGGGCTGGATGCGAAGGATGCAGCGCGGTATCGGTGGTTGCGCCGCAAGGTCTGCATCGTAGGCGGCAAATTCCATATCCTCAACCTCGACCCGCGCTACATCGCGCCGGATGCAGCCATTGAACTTGATTCGGCCATCGACGCCGCCATTGCAGCCCAAGCCAAGCAGGGAGGTGCGGCATGAATGAAGCGCAGCGTAATGAATGTTCGGCCCAACAGCGTGTTGTTAGCAAAACCGTTGAAACATACTGCTTTGGCTGCTCTAAAAAGCGACCATGCAAAGCGATAGGCACCTATAAATATGAAGGAGAGGCATACAACATTTATGTATGCCAATGGTGCAGGTCAGAAACAACCAAACGCAAGAAGCGTGGGTTGCCTTGCTAACTTTATCTGGAGAGAGACATGACGCACACAAGCACAGAGCTACCAGAGGCGCTGCGATTAGCAGAAATGCTGATGTCTGGCTCCGCAATGATTCCAGAGATAGACCTGCCAGAAGCAGCCGCCGAACTCCTCCGCCTACACGCACGAGAGCAGGAGCTGAAGGCTATACGGAAAGCGGCATGCAAGGCGTACAACGCATGGGCCTACGCAGATGACACATTTGGCGAAGTCACACAGGCAATGCATGCGCTTGCTGACGCAATCAACGGCATCACACAGGAGAAGCAGAGATGACACAACAGAAAAGAAAACTTAAATCCACGGTGCTGACAATATCCGTCCACCCAGAGGGCGATAACCCCATATTTGCCGATTCAGCTACGCGAGTCACGCTGGACGATGAAGGAAGCGGAATCTTCATAGTGTTGGATCAATCAGCAACCGAATTTGCGAAGCACGGGCGAGTGAGGCTGGATGTGGATGAGCTTGCCGAAATCAATAAAGCCATCGAGACGCTGCTGTCGCAGAACACCCAAGCAACCAAGCAGGGAGAGCAGCAATGACAAACACAAACTGGGACAGCAATCTAACCACAATGCTGGATGGGAACGGTTTTTCTGCAGGAACAGACCAAGGGCGCGCGGAGTTTGAGGCGTGGGCCATCAGCGAAGGATTGATAGTAGACAGACACTACTACGGGGACAAAGAAAGATACGCAAGCATCACAACGCAATCTGCATTTAGGGGGTGGCAAGCAGCCCGCCGCGCGCAGGTGGTGCCGAATGGGTGGAAGCTGGTGCCGGAAGAGCCAACACCAGCAATGTACGACCGCGTAATGCGCGAGGGCTACTACCACGACGATCCGAAAGCAGTGAAAGCAGTGCTGCGTGCAGAGTACCAGGACATGCTCGCCGCAGCACCCCAGCCACCAGTGGCAGCGCAGGAGCCCATTGAAGTGCATGAGCCGAAGTGCCCAGCACTGATCGGTGACGCCTGTACGTGCGACCGGCACGGCCCTGCGGCGGACAAAGCATGGGCGCGGCTCTGCGCAAAGATCGGCGACGGTCCTAACGCTCCGTATCCCGGCATGATTTCCGCGTTTGAGCGCTACTACGCCCAATCCTTCACCGACAAGGATTGGCGCCGCGAATCATCCGTGTGGGCCGCTGCGTGGAAGCAGGCAATGCTCGCCGCCGCGCCCACCACCCAGGCAGTGCCTGCCGCTGTTGCGGGGCCTAGCGACGAAGATGCGGCGCGAGCACGTCTTATCGCGCAAACCGCGCAGCGGTTCGCCGAAGATCGGACACACCTCGGCCAACTCGTCTACGTGAACGACTTGGTGTGGGCGCTCCATATTCTTTCCGCCGCGCCCACCACCCAGGTAGCGCCAGTAGCGCAGGGGGATGCGCTGACGGATACCTACGTGCAGCAAGTCCCGGACAAGTGCGACCGGATTGTTTGGCGCGGCAGGTACTACCACTTACCAATCGACGCCGCAGAGCACAGTTACACCGAGCCCAGCCCGATGGCAAAGGTTGCCGCTGCATTGCGTCAGAAGGCGGAGCAAGAAGATGCTGCTTATCAAGCACGGCGATCTGATCAAGGCTTGATGGAGTCGGAATGGGGGCCAATGGAGGACGCCCCGCCCCACGAAGACCCACCAATGCACGTCGCTGTCGTGGAAGGTGACGATACAGTCCGAACTCTTCAATGGAACCGCGACGTGGCAGCCTTTGCTTATCCTGCTGGAACCTTACTCTACGCCGCCCGCTCCCAGGCCAAGGAAGGCGGTGCAGCATGAACGCACGCATCACCATGCCAACCCGCCCGCTGTTGGGCCAAAAGCGCGGACGCTACACCCCAGCTCAGGACACCGACATACGCATCACGCTGGAAAAATTCCGGCGCCTCATGCGGCTCAAGGAGAGAGCAAATGCGAGTTGATTGGAACATCGCAACGCTGGTTGCTGTGCTGGTGTTGTTCACCGCATGGAACTGGGATGCACTGACGATGAGCAGTGAAGTAGATGCCGCAGTCGCACAAGAAGCCAGCGAAGCCCCTGCACTTGCTCAGAGGCAGGCGCGGGCGGAGTTCATTGAGATTGCGGGGGTGAAACGATGACTCACCCAATAACCACCACAGCGGCCCACTAAGGGCCGTTTTCTTTTGGAGTACAGCATGAGTCTCCATCCAATGTTGCGTGAGTCTATGGATGAAGCCATGGCTTGCGCGCAGATTGAACACGACCAAGCAAACCACCAAGCAACAAGCCAAGGAGAAAACCATGTCCATTGCATGCATGGTGCTGGGGCAGTCCGGCACCGGGAAAACAACCAGCCTGCGCAACCTAGATCCAGCGCACACGCTATTGATTCAGGCAGTCAAGAAGCCCCTGCCATTCCGTTCTAACGGCTGGGCCTACTTCGACAAGGAAAAAAACCCACACGGCAACATCTTTGTCACCGACCAGGCGCCACAGATCATCAAGTTGATGAAGGGAACCAAGCGCGATGTGATTGTGTTGGATGACTTCCAGTACATCCTGGCAAACGAATTCATGCGACGCGTGCTGGACAAAGAAACTGGCAACGCAGCCTTCGCCAAGTACAACGAAATTGCGCGAAACGCCTGGGACATTCTCATGGCAGCAAGCCAACTAGCAGACGGCAAGCGCGTGTACATCCTAGGCCACACCCAAGAGGACGACAGCGGGCGCATCAAGGCCAAGACCATCGGCAAGCTATTGGACGAAAAGATCACGATTGAGGGATTGCTGACCATTGTTCTCCGCACTGCGGTCATCAATGGACAGTACCTGTTCACAACTCAGAACAACGGCCTAGACACCGTGAAAAGCCCACTCGGGCTGTTTGATTCAGAGCAGATTGATAACGACCTTGCGGCAGTTGATGCCGCAATCTTCAATTACTACCAGCTCGCGGAAGCTGTTTGATTCACCCCAACCAAGAAAGCCACCACCATGTATCAACTCGATCAAAACGCCGCCCGCGAAGCAGATAGCTTTGGCGCTTATCTCACCGAAACAGGCAAGTACGTAGGCACGTTTATTCGTGCAGAAAAGCTCGTCAGCAAAAACAAAGGAACCCATGGAATCGGGTTCACATTTGAGTCCAACAAGCAGACCACTCGCTTTGATGTGTGGACTATGGACAAGGATGGGAAACACCTTGGCGGGTTCAGGGCGATCAACGCCATCATGGCCTGCATGAGTCTGCGCGGACTCAAAGAAGCGAGCGGCCAAGTGGAGCGCTACAACTGGGACACACAGCAAAAAGAAACTGTGCAAGCCGATGTATTTCCCGATCTGGTGGGCAAGCCGGTTGGGCTGGTCTTGCAAAAGACCGAGTACGAGAAGATGCGCGACGGGCTCAAGACTGGAGAAACCGGATGGCGCCTGGAGCTTGTCGCCCCTTTCCGAGCGGCTGATGAGTTCACCGCAAGCGAAATCCTCGACCGCAAGACCAAGCCCGAGAAGCTGGCCGCCATCATCGCGGTACTAGCAGACCGCCCACTCAAGAACCGCGCGGCACCGCAGGCACACAGCCATGACGACGTGAACGCCAAGGCGCAACAAGCGAGCACGCGCGGCGCTGGCAGCGGGTTCGATGACATGGACGACGACATCCCTTTCCGTGACCCACTGAGCTATCGCGGCGCGCACCTTGCTCTGTGACCAGTATTGCATCCCACAACACAGCCCGCAGACGCGGGCTTTTTTACGGACACCACCATGACCCACATCACCCTGTTCGACCTTGCCCAGCAAGTGCGCGAGTCCGTGAATCAAATTGACCCAGAAACCGGGGAAATCATCGAGAGCTACTCTGATAGCCGCGAGTTGTTCCAGCTAAAAGCCGTAGCGTGCGTGGCGTATGCAAAGGAAGAAATGGCAACGCTGGAAAGCGCAAAGGCAATGCTCAAGGACATGGCCTCAAAGCTGGATGCACGCGAAAAGCGACTGGAGCGCTTTAAGGAGTACATGGCAGATTGCATGAAGGCGACGGGCATCACGGAAGTGAAGCATGAGCTAGGCCTGTTCGCCGTGAAACTCTACCTGGATCGGGACGAGTCAGTCGAGCTTGACGCAGACGCTGAATTCCCCGCATCGCTGTGCAACGACCCCAAGCCGCCTGCGCCCAGCAAGACCAAGATCAAGGCCGCCATCAAAGCCGGTGAAGCCGTGGCCGGTGCCCGCATCGTGCGCAAGGACCGGCTGACCATCAGCTGACACCCCCGCCCCCCGCCCCACAACCCAGCCACCCGCCGAGGTGGCTTTTTTCTGGAGATCCAATGCAATTCGGCAGCGTTTGCAGCGGCATAGAAGCAGCCTCAGTGGCATGGCATCCGATTGGATGGAAGGCCGCATGGCTGGCCGAGATTGAACCCTTCCCGTGTGCTGTTCTGGCCCACCACTACCCCAGCGTTCCCAACCTGGGCGACATGACCACCATCGCACGGCGCGTGCTGACCGAGGAAGTCCCGGCGCCCGATGTGTTCTGTGGCGGGACGCCGTGCTTCACTGCCGGTCATATGGTTATCACACAGCGCGGGTACGTCCCGATTGAGGAGATAGTGGTCGGCGACATGGTAGTGACGCATAAGGGTCGCTTGCGCCGCGTCGTGCGCATCGGCAGCAAGATTGCGCGCGTGGGCAGGCTGTCCGGCGTTGGACTCGGTGAAAAAATCTCCTGCACGCCGGATCATCCGTTCCGCTCCGTGGAATGGCGCATGCAGAACACCAAGCGCGGCAATAAATACGAGAGGGTCGAGCATATCGGTGATCCATCATGGACGGCCGCCAAGGACATGCCTGGTTCGCAGTGGTGCGCACTGACGGCGGTTAGCGTCGATGCGCCCGTGATGCCAGATGGAATCGACGCGGATGAGTTGCTTTATATCGCCGGCTTCTATCTCGGCGACGGATTTATCCGGCGCTGGGCCGACGCCAACAAGAAGGCCGTCGTTTTTGGCGTGAACGACGAGAAGGTCGATAGGTTCAAGGCGCGTGTCACCCAGTCTGTTTCTGTGTTGAGGGAGCGCACTGGCCCACGCATCGTCCTAGGAAATACGGCCATCGCTGACTGGTTGATTGAGAATTTCGGCGAGTACAGCCATGCGAAGACGCTACCAGCGTGGGTGCTGGCGCATCCGCAACGCGCCGCGTTGATGGATGGCTACCGCGATACTGATGGGCACTGCACGGCGAACGGATGGCGCGCAATCAGCGTGAGCCGCGCCCTTGCTTATGGCATGCGTGATCTCGCACAAACGCTAGGCATGGTTGCTTCGGTTGCATTCACGAAGGTCGAGCCGACGAAGACGATTGAGGGCCGCAAGGTCAATCAGCGCGACTACTGGACCGTGACCGCGTTCAACGGCGAAACGAGCCGCAAGTCGCGCATCCGTCATGGAATGTTGCTGCGCACCGTGAGCGCGTTCGAAGAAGTCGGCGACGAGACAGTATTCAATATCGAAGTCGATGAAGATCACTCGTACGTGCTCGACGGCGTGATAGTCCATAACTGCCAGGCATTCAGCGTGGCCGGCCTGCGCGAATCGCTGTCCGACGAGCGCGGGAACCTCACCCTTAAATTTGTGGAGATCGCTGATGCAATTGACCATGTTCGAGTTGGACGCGGTGAAGACGAGTGCATCGTCTTCTGGGAAAACGTCCCAGGTGTCCTCAGCACCAAAGACAACGCATTCGGGTGCTTTCTGGGCGGGCTTGCCGGGGAAGATGGCCCGCTGGAACCACCAGGGGGCAAATGGGCGAACGCTGGTGCTGTGTATGGACCCGCGCGTGCAGTCGCATGGCGGACCCTGGACGCCCAATATTTCGGAGTGGCCCAACGACGCCGCCGTGTGTTCGTTGTCGCAAGTGCTCGAAAAGGGTTCGATCCCGCAACGGTTCTTTTTGAGTTCGACGGCATGCGCCGGGATACTGCGCCGAGCAGAGAAGCGGGGAAAGTCGCTCCCACCATCCCTTCACGCAGCACTGCAGGCGGTGGCCTCGGCACCGACTTCGACTGCGATGGCGGCGTGATCACTATGGCCCACGGACAAGGAGGTGCCGAAATTGGCTTCGACTGTGGCCCGAGATTGACCTGCAACCACGAGGCACCGATTGCTGCCTACGGCATCCGCACAGCCAACACCAGCAGCAACGGCTGGGGTATCCAAGAGGAAGTTACGCACACGCTGGACTGCGCGCAGGGGATTGCGGTGGCTCACGCGCGACGCGGCGAAGGCTTCGACGCCAGCGAGGACGGCACGGGCAGGGGTACGCCGCTGGTGCCGGTCGGGGTCACCATCCACGGCACTGACCCGACAGTACAAAAAGTTGCGAGCCTCGATGAGACTGCGCAGTGTCTTCGCGCTCGGACGCCAGGGAACATCGACAACAGCAGCACCACGGTAGTGATGCAGCCTGTCAGCTTTGCCATCCAAGCCGGTGCGCTTCGCACCAACCCACTGAGCGGCCCGGGCGGCATAGGCGTGCAGGCTGACCACGCCTACACACTGGAGGCGCGGGCTGAGGTGCAGGCGGTGGCTGTAGCCCTGCGCGGCCGCGAAGGTGGCGCAACAGCAGAGCAAGAGCGAGGCGGCCAAAGCAGGCTGGGCCAAACGCCGTTTGAGGTCAGAAGATTGACCTGTGAGGAGGCGGAGTTTTTGCAGGGTTTCCCTCGCGGCTACACCGCCATCCCCTGGCGCAAAAAACCCGCCAGCGAGTGCCCAGATGGGCCAAGGTATCGCGCATTAGGAAACAGTTGGGCAGTACCAGTTATTAGATGGATTGGTCGGCGAATTGATAGCGCCCTCTCTCTCGGTCAAACACAACCAAGCCACGTTGAAGCAGCTCAAATGCGATCAACTAAGGACAACATGACTGAACCACTGCAAACCATCCTCGACCGCCGAGAGGTTGTCATCAAGATTCTTGAGCGCGACGCCCAGGATGCACACGACAAGCTGGCGAACGCCGCCCCGCCCGTGCAAGTGCCCGATTCGATTCGAGTCCCGCTGGACTCCCTACATGCAGACGCCGAATACCTGCTCGCCCGACTCCTGGCGGGTACGCTAACGCGGGAGCAGGTGGTGGGCGTAATCCGTGATCGGATCGACGCGGCGCGGCTGGAGATTGATGGACTGCGCACCAGGGTGCAGGAGCTTGGCGCAATGCTGCGCGAAAACCGCAGCAAGCGGATTGTGGCGCTGGAGACAGAAAACCTCGGATTACTGCACGCGCTTGCAGCAGAGCAGGACGCAAACACAGACCTGCGCCAACAGCTCGAAGCAATCGGTGCCGGTGGCGTGGAGCCGCTGCGCAAGCGCCCGCGCCAGATTGAGCACGACCATTTTCGTGACGCCACGAAAATGGTGATAGCGCAGTCTGCGCCTGCCGCTGTGGCGGGGCCGGTGGCGTATCGCGTTCTGCGTAAGCGCCACGATGGCGAGTGGGTCACAGATGGGCGCGCATGGTGCGACGGAGTGCCGACACAAGACCTTGTTGACGATATAGCGCTGCGCTCCGAAGGTTGGCGCATTGAATACGCATTCGCCGCGCCCACCACCCAGCCAGCGCCAGTAGCGCAGGGGGATGCAGAGGATGCCGCGAGCTGGCGCGTCATCAACGAGCAATTCATTGATGACTACCTCGAAGACTACGAGCTGATCGGCGAGGCCGAAGGTGTTGGCGATTGCCGCTACACGCCGACCGAGACAGAGCGAGACCTCATTAAGGATGCTGTCATGGGACTGCTCGCAGTCGCTGAGGACGCCGCCCGCGCCCAGGCCAAGGAAGGGGAGATCCATGAGTAAGCGAGTCATCACCATTGAAGTCGAAGACGATGAGGTTCTGGTGGCACTGAAGCGCCCGGATGAATATGACGATGTGCACCCCGAGCTTGTCTCAGAGGACGCCATCAAAGAGACATGGCCCGCCGAGTACAGGACAGTTTGGCCGAAGGAGCCTACCCATGACTGACACCACAAGCGCAGCGCCGAGCGATGCAGAGATTGACGCTCAGTGGCGAGAGTCCGTAGCAAAGCACGAGAAGACTGCTGCATTCGTGCGTGACTTCGCCCGCGCAGTCCTTGCAAAGTGGGGTACACCACAGCCAGTTGCGCGGGAGCCGCTGACGGATGGGCAAATCGCGGAAATGATGCGAGAAACCTGGGGCTGCGCAAGCATCGCACCACGGCACGCACTAGAGTTTGCCCGCGCCGTTGAGCGCGCGCACGGCATCGCGCAGAAGGGCGGGGCGGCAGCGCTTGATTGTCACCATCGCCCACCGTGCGATGAGTGCGCAGCCTACGACGCACAGGGAGGCAATTGATGCGGGCAAGCACCATCACCCGCGCCCTAGCCCAGCTACCAGCGACCCGCGAGGAAATGGAGCAGCGCCTTGGCCTCAAGCCCGGAAGCTGCCGACAAGTAGTGCAGCACATGCTGAGCAAGGGATATGCAAAGGAATGGGGCGACAAGCTGACCCCCAAAGGCACGCTGGCACCTGTGCTGCATTCGACTGGAAAGGAACCATGTTGAGCCTCCGCGA